TGGATTGGCTTCTTCTATTTCTTTGTGTAACCTTTGAATGTCTTGCTCATATTCTTGCTTAAGATATCCTTCACTTGTTGGGGCGTAAGGTGAACGCCACTCGGTTGTCTTACATAATCTTTTGTATTCACTTCTCTTATGAAAGAAGTATTGTGCTGTGTTGAGGTGGGGTTTTAATTGTATAGTGTGGGTGAGTAAACAGTCGGAGAGTTCAATACCTGCAATGTCACAGAGTTCGGCAAACATTTTTCCCGTGCCCCCACGCAGGATAGTGTTAGCGATTGTCTCACTGTTGGTAGGGTACTCAAAAACTATAGCAATCTTACAAGCCTCGGCTGATTGAGGCTTGCGTGATGCTACGCGTTTGTATACTGCATACTCACCCATTATATTACTTCTTAATAATCTTCTTTACAGAAGCTTGAAGTATATCTTTATTTCTGCCAACCATTTCATGCTTGACAATACCACTAAAGGTTTGGCCGATTGCTTGCTCAAGCAACTCACTGAACGACGCACTGTCATCCATTTCCAATCCCTTTAATAGGAATGATTTCAATGACAAAGCTGGATTGCTTTGTTGCATTGCCTTTGGTGTCGCCCAAAATTCCATGCGTGTAGGCTCAGCGTTAACTAAGTCTGAATCAGCTAGGTCTGATTGGATAACACCCACTGCCTTGACGTTGATACGTACAAGTGGTGTTTGATTTTCTCCCACCTTATCCGAACGATAAGAAGTGATAGTGAAATCATAGCTACCTTCTGGTAGCGTGACTGACTCTGGGATATCCCCTGGAGTCATGCTTAAAAAGTCAAGAACATCTGACATTATTTGCCTCCTGTTGTTGTTAATTTAGTTTGAGCATTCTTTTGAATAGCCTCGAACAATTTTGCTAAATCACATTCAGTATTAGCTTCAACACGACTAGGTGCTGTGATCTTTAAATCCATCTTGTGATCTGAGACTGTTCTTAGGGTACGCTCAGTCCCCTTACTTGAAGACCGTGTGTCTATCCTACATACACAGTTGAAGTATCTTCCTATCTTAGTAGATAGTTTAGATCCCACACTTGTTGGGTATGCTTTGGATACACCTAAGTCTCCCTCCATGTACTGCATATGAGTAGTTACTACTACATTACACGGTACTTCTGAACCTGTTATATACTGTATGATATGTTGAACATCCCTTGCGGCTGTCCCCCATTCTGGTTGACTAGGTTGGTCGGTGGATTTCTTATTGTTGAAAACCAGGGCACCACGTAATGCTGCCTCGCCCATCAAAGTCAAGCTGTCTATAACAAGTACATCTTTATTAGTCCAGTTCTTAACTGAACCAAAATCTTCGTCGCCATCTTTCCAATTAGTAATCATCTGCACACCCTTACGAAAAGCTGTGCCTTGTCCTAAAGAATCTTTACAAGTAACAAAGGATACACGACTGATTGCATCTTTGTTTAAGAACTCTGGAAGAATAGACAGACCATCGTCAAAGTCTAGTATGCGTAAGTTATACCCAGCGTTTGCAAGTGAGGCTAGTGCTGTGGTCTTACCCGAACCACTATCCCCTACCAACATAAGCTTAGTATACTCTGCCGACTTGTGTGTTTTTATGTTTGCCATTTTTTCTCCTGTTAAATAAGTACTCACTCTATCATACTTTTGTTATCCTGTCAATAGTTATTTCATTCTCTCATCAATAATTTTACCAATTACAAATACCATAAATGTAAGCAGTATTAAATCTGCTAGGATTAATCCCAACAAAATGTTGATAATCATTATGCCTCCATTAAATCTGGATGAGGTTGCTTATCGAAATCATTATCCAGGAATAGATTGCGACGTGATGGTGAGGAAGAACATGTCTCTTTAAACCTACAGCCACCGTAGTTATTACAAGCAGTGAAGTCTGCTGGGTAATGTTGGTTGTTAAAATATTTAGTTGATGTGTCTAGTATATCTGCTGTATCTTTGTACCATTCCATTATTAAATCTGTTGGTACATTGTATACACTACGATCAAACCTAGTGAAGTGAACACCAGTTTGCACGGCATCAATGATGAAGCCTGCTATGTCTAGTCCTAGCACTTCCCTGGCAGCCCAGATATAACTAAAGACTTGGTTGTTCGGCATGAAGTTACCAAAGTAATTAGAGTTAAGTGTTGTCTTAGTTGTTTTAATATCACATAGGTATAGCTTACCTTCCAGTTGCACTACCTTATCTATGCGACCAGAGAATCTGTACTCTCCATTACCAAAGGGTACTTCAAACCTTTGCTCAAGGCAAGGCTTACCATTAGGCATAGTTGCTATTTCAAATAGGTCATCCCAATATTCTTCACCTCTCCAGGTAACAGCCCTGAGAGCTGCAGTTAATCCCCGTGCCTTATCTTCTGATTGGTTAAGGGCTTCGCCAAATTCCAGGAGAACATATTTTATAGCGGCAGCTACAGCTTCATCTTTAGTAGCACCATTAAACTTCTGCATATCTAATACCTCGAAGCCTTCGTGTACTGCTGAACCAAAGCCAGTTGCCATACCATACACCTTAGACTTATACCCTTGTAGGTTAGTCCAGTTGTACATACGGGGGCATGATGCGAATGAAGATAGACTTGATGTATCCCATATCTTTTGGATAGGATTGCCATCTTGGTATACAAATTTTTTTAATCTATCTGGTTGTTCCATTATGCCTCCTTGATTAGCATGTCTAATACATTTGATTCGTATTGTTTAGGTTTAGTTCGTGATGACTTGCTAGTGATTCTCTTACCTGCCTTCTCCGTTGCTCTAATGTTTTCCCTGGTAGCACGTAAGTAAGTAACAATAGTTTGTATATCTTCCTCACTCTCGGCTAACTCCAATGGATCTTTTTCCAATAGATCTATAGGTATAGTTAGTTCTTCTTGTTCTACTTCCTTAGTCATTGCTCTCTCCTAACTTTGTAAATGCTGGCTCAGTTTGTCCAGGTACTACGTTGATAGCACGAAGTTCTGCGTCGGGGATAGTGACTAACCCCTGTAGTACATAAGGTATTGGATACCTACATACATACCTACGAAGTTCTTTACTCCATTCTATTTTACATTTCTTAAATATTTCTTCGGCTTGGTCTTTAGACTCAGCCTCGACTAACCAATGCTGAGTATTCATGTGTGATGTTGTAATATCGTATTGCATATCTCTCCTTATTTTATTATTAATAGTATCATAGATTTGAAAATTGTCAAGCTAAAAGTTTAACAATATTCCTACTGTGAATATAAACATGGCTATTGAATTGACTGTCATGATTGCTCGGTCATGCCACATATATCCTACAATAAACCAACCAGTTACCCCACCTAAGTGGAACACTAAGTTCAATGGACTTACTTCTATTGCTGTCAACACCATGCCTATGATGATGATAACAGAAGCTGTCCATTTAACATACCAAGACTTACCATATCCTGGTGTTACCTTCTTAAAACTGTGGCTCATACTCATGCCCCCTTTCATTTAATTCTTTATAGTATTCATACAACTTTTTAAATTCATGGTAGGCTCTCCACCTATCTTCAAACTCTGCGTCGTACATTTTATCTTCCCAATGTTTCATGCGTGTATGTACATGGACTATCCTATCATCCATAACTTCTCCTAGTGTAGTGTTGGTTTAATTAGAGAACCATTCTCTAACCAATCGACCTCGTCAAGTTCGTTTGTCTCTACGAACGCTTCAACCAGGGGTCCTTTCTCTAGTATCGCAGCTACTGTACTGCTAAACATATGTAAGGTGTGGCTTGAGCCACAACGCATGAGTAACATACGCAACCCTAACTCTAACATAGCACTGTTAACTAAATCTATTGGATACTTCTTACCTAATTCTAATATAGGTGTACGCATTTCTTCTATGCATTTGGCAAACTGTTTATCTAAGCTATCTTTTTTACTCATAGTTTCTTTCCTCCTTCTGTAAATAATACTAATGGCTCTTGCTCAAGTGATGAAGTAATGATTACATTTTTATCTGTTGTATTAATACTTAGATGATTGTATTTATTTTCATCTATTGATTCATTATCTTTCATCTGCATCTTGTATGCCTTAATAAATTTATACATTCTCATTCGTAAACCAAAAGTATTATCTGTTGGTATCTCTACCTTAGGTTCTTCTGATTCACTGTTGTCTAAATATTCTACTGCTTTATCTAATGCGTCTGAAATATCTGTCAACTGCAATAGGTTCTGCGTTGTCGGATTCCATGCCATTGGCTACCTCCTCTTGTTGTAATTCATAATCATCTTGGTCAATGGTAAGGTCATCTATGTTTACCTTTGACTGTCCACTTGGTATCTGTACTGAATACCCATCCATTACAAAGTCTCCATCTTCCAGGATGTCATCATCCTTAACGGGTTGGGCCCGCTTGTTAATCTTTTTCTTTATCATTAGTCCTCCTTTTAAATATTGTATCTCCTATATCAAACATGTATATTCCTATACATAAAAACACAAGAGTGATTATGTTTGGTGAAAAGAAAAAACTCAATACTAATATTGAATAAAATCCATTCACTTTTATGATTGTTCAGAGTCCACCGAG